GTCCAGCACTCTTGATCTCAACGGTATTCATATTATAGTCTTTGCCATTATATTGTTTGATGAACTGGAATGCTGGAACACGATCAGAACCAACTACAAAGATAGCATCAGTATAACCCTTGTCTTCCAACCACTTCAACGCTTTGATAGCATCACGAACACTCTCATCTAAAATGATATTGCTCTTGTGAGAAGGAAACATCATCTGCATGAAAGATACTTTCTGAGCAGCAGTCAAAGGGTTCTTTCCTTTTTTGTCTGTGGTATGACTAGGGAACACGTAGTAATCATTACCAGCAGCATACTCCTTGACTTTATTTATCAGTAGCTCATGCCCCGTGGTAGGAGGGTTGAACCTACCAAACGTGAATACAGCAACCTTAGCACCCTCGCCAGCAGGAGGACGCCAAGACTTCTCAAGCGTGAAATTAGCACGAGAGAACTCCAGACGATCAACGATCTTTACCGCCTTGCCATCTACGATAGCAACATAACCTTCTGGTTTGGTAACCACAAAGTTATCACCGCTACGAAGAAACACACGAGTATCGCTGAGACCAGCAAGCTTTAGGTTGATCAGGTTCTTGGCATTCGTGAAGGAGTTATACATCACGATGAACGCTTTGAAAGCGGACTTATTACTCTCCAAATAAGAGATACCGTTGGCAAGAATGTCGCGGTACTGTGCCTTAGACTTCTCAGTTTTCAGGCTCTCAACTTTCTCTACCAGAGACTTCTCAAACGCTTTCGTGAAACCGCTAATAAAGTTATTCACATTCGTGATCGTCTTACCTTCTTTCACGTAGGAGTTGGTAAAACGCTTCATCGTATAACCAAGCGTGAATTGCTTTCCTGCTTCGTGAGAGATCAGTTCAAGAAACTCTTTGGCAGTAGAAGCATTACGATTAACAACAGAGATAACAGACTTCAGCACACGCTCCTCAGAAGTCTTCAGACCAGACTTGGCGCTGATGTTATCTACAGTAGCAGTTGCCAGGAATACATTACGGGTGGATTTGAGGTTGAACTTATCAACACCAAAACCAGCAGACAACGTATTGACAGGACCAGTCCCGCTGTAATACGTGTGGAATACAGCACCGATCTTAGCGGTATTGACTGCCTTGCCCAGATCGCTATCTACAGGCCAAGCATAGGTCAGAGTGTTAGGAGTAGCAGTATAGAAGCGTTCGCCATCAATCGTTTTCGTCTGAACGTCTTCATCCGTAAAGAGAAGATCTCCTTGGATGACACCTTTGACTTTCAGTTCAGGAAAATACTTCAGGCAATACTTTAGTTTCTTGGCGAGGTCAGGGATCTCGCCATGGTTCTTATCAATATCCTCTTCCGTGAAATTGATCTTAGGTTCTTTCTTATTGAATACAGACTTGGTGCCAACAAAGAAGTTACCGCTCTCTGGGTCGATGCCACAAACCACAGCAGGAGCGCCATCCCACTTCGTAGTCACCTTGACGTTGCCCGTGGGACGCCCACCAAGCTCGTCTATAAAGCTTTGTATGAGGTCTCTGGAAGCGACGTAACCATTATATCCGTAGTTGATCAGCTCGTCTTCCAGATGCTCCAGGTGCTTGTTCTGGGTTGCCATCTACGAGAAAAGGGGGTCACCCTTATTTAGGTGTCCCCCTAGTATAGCACGTCAGCGGTCGTCCGCTGCTCGGTTCTCAGAGTAGTAGGCGTCAAATGTGCCCTCGGGATACCGTTTGGATAATTTGCGGATGTTACCATCCAGCACCTGTTCCATAGTAACTCCTAATGCCTGGGTCGCCTGAGCGACATACCACATAATATCTCCAAGTTCAATAATCAAGTGCTCTCGGTTATCTGCGTTCCAGGGCTTTCCTTGGAAAACCATTTTCTTGATGATCTCAAGAAACTCACCACCCTCTGCGTTGATGCCAACGCCAGCAGTAAGCAGTCGTTCAATATTGGCACCCTCACGATCCAACTCGCCAATACGATCAGCGAAATCAACAAAGTTTGTTGAAGCATTAGAAGTGACTTGTGCCACAAACTCTTCATAACGAGAAAATTCAATAGTCATACGTTCCACTCAGCAAATTTAGATAGTCGGTTTTGTGTTTGGGCGAATTGTGCGAACTCTTCGCCAGGATCTTCTTGGTTGATGCCAATTGCAGACGCATCATCCGCTACATCATACAGCTTCATTTTCGCTCTGTCAATTCCCACCATGAATTTTCTAGAGGCAGTTGGGTCGTTGTATCTGTTTTTAAGTTGTTTGACCATGATGCGACCTTGTTGTTCAAGCTCCTCAGTGGAGATAAGGGCAAACATAAAGTCAGCAGTGGCAGGAAGACCAAAAGACTCAGAAGTATCGGTAAGGTCAGGGTCAGAATTACCGTAACCACTACGAGTAGTTTGAGTAGCAGAGACAATAGGTACATTATTCTCCACAGCAAGACCGCGAAGCTCCTCAGCAATCGCTTTGACATATGTGTAAGAATTAACAATCGCACCTTTATACCTCGCTGACGCACAGATGTTTAGATAATCCACAAAGATTATATCAGGTTTGAAATCCTTTTTCAAGGAAAGGTCTGAGAGTAATGCTTTAAAGTGTCCGACGTGGGCGGATGCTGTGGGATACTCTTTGATGATAAGTTTGCCTCTGGTCTTTCTAGCAATCTCCTGAACCTTGCTAGTAAAGAGAACTTCTGGTAGTTCAGGAATATCTTTGACATTGACGTTCAGAAGGTTTGCGTCAATTCGCTCAGCAATTTTTTCCTCTGCCATTTCACATGTAATGTAGAGAACGTTGTAGTTCTGAGTGAGGGCGGCAGCAGCCATATGGCACATGAATAGAGATTTCCCGACGCCCGTACCAGCAAGAGCGATGTTGAGAGTCTTGTTAGGGAGACCACCTTTTGTAATGAAGTTAAACTTGTCGAGATCAAACGGGATCTTTTCTTCAGTTCTGTGGTAAAACTCATATCGTGCTTCTGCTTGTTCTATGTAATCGTGTCCGATGTGTTCATCAAACGATACTGCCAGGGCCTCTTGTAAGATACTGGGGATCGCATCCTTTGATAATTTTTTATCGCCGCCATCTGCGATCTTGATAGATTGCATGAGGGCGAGATAGATTGCTCTGTCTTGGCACCACTTTTCTGTGGCATCAAGGAGCCAGTTGAAATCAACCCATTCGTCTCCAAGGGACTTGAGGGTAGATAATGAACTCTGGAATGCATCTTCTGTAAGATCGTTTCTAGATTGGAGGTTGATTGAGAGAACTTCTTGAGTAGGTATTTTGTCATACTTACTGGCAAAGTCAGCAACCTCTTCGAATAAGATTCGTTCATGATATTCGTTGAAATATTCTGCTTTGAGAAAAGGAACTACCTTACGGTAATACTCCTCGTTATAAAGGAGGTTACGCAAGATAGTTTCTTCAATACGTTCAACTGCCATAGGAGAATTCTTTACGTGCTGCTTCTTCAAGTTGTGCCATTATTTCTTCTGTGAAATATTTTTCGGGATCAGCAAGAATAACAGAAGGATAAACAGAGGATTCCCCAACAACGACGCGATTGCCCTTGCGCTGGAATACTCCGTGCTGCTCACCCAGTTCCAGTAGTCCGTAATAGCGATCCAATCCACGTTCATCAAAATAGAGTCTGGTTTCAACTTTACTACCTTCCTTAGTTAGACGCGACTTCTTGGCTTCGCATTTGATAATGTTACCAACAACTTCAGTCCCATCCTTCTCTTTCTTTTTACCAAGATAGATGATTGTAGAAGCAGCATACTTCAGACCAGTTCCACCACCCATTTCTTTAGTGGGGACATATGATCCAATTACATCATAAGTGTGGTTAGTGACAATCATAGGAACATTTGCCTGACCCAGTTTAAGAGTAAGAACACGAAAGGCACCCTTGATAAGTTGCGATTTCGTCATGTCCCGAACCTGCTTGTCATTAGCAATATCCTCCATCTCCTTAGAGGTGGAGAGCATACCCAAAGAGTCTAGCACAAACAGCATGGGAACTCGCTCGTCTTTAGGTTCCTTCATATATTTGTCAAGGATCCTACAGGCTTGTGTCCTGAACTCTTCGATGGTAGCAACAGGCATGATGATCATCCGTTTAGAATCAATACCACGACTTTCAATCATCTCACGAGAAATCGCTGACTCAGATTCAAAATAAATGACTCCACCAGTAGGATTATCTCGCAGGAAATTACCAACGACAGAAAGAGCAAAGAAAGTCTTTCCCGTGCTGCTTTCTCCTGCTAGGGCAGTAACCTTGTTGGAAGGCAATCCCCCAAAAAGGCTACCACTAACCAGGGCATTAAAAATATAAGACCCAGTATCAACGTAAGATGTAATGTCGCCAGCAGCAACCCCTTCACTAACAAACCCAGCAAATTCATTTCCGCTGTCTTTAATTACAGTATCTAGGAATCCCATTGTGTTACCTCGTCTTCGTACATGTTTACATAAGAGTAATTGTTACTCATGATTTTAGCAAATGCTCTGGCAGTTTCATACTCCTCAAAGCACTTGATACTTTCTGGACTAACTTGCCCCACGACGTTGTTAGTCCAGGTCACAACCCACACGTTCATTCAAAAAAGCTCCCGATCGATACTTTCTTTTCATGTGTCCATCCAATACATTCTAGCACATTTTTGAGCGGTTCCAGGAAGGACTTCTCAAACTGTGTTGTGTAGTCCACGTATTTCTCAAGACCAAATTCGGATGGCAGTTCACCAAAGAAACTAATACAGTTCTCGTGGATGGGGTTTGGTGTCTTGAGATACATGAACTTGATCTTCTCACCCTCCTGGATAAGTGGATGCTTGTTCTCAATCTTATACTTTTTGATGTAATGATTGTAGAGAAGAGCTCCTCTTACTTGGATGGGGGTTCCTTTCTTGTAGATCTCTGTGGGGTGGCGATACTTTGCCAGATTGTTGACGCCTCGTGGGAAAGCGACTTCGTTGTATGGACGTTGCCTCGTCTCTGTTCGGACATCATCGATAAAATTGATAAGTTCATCATTTGTCTTGCCGATAATAATCTTAAACGCTGCATACAATTTATCTCTGAAATAAGCTGGTGTAGAAGATCTGGCAGTCTCAAGACCCATGATCTTCATCTTGGGTTCTTTATATCTAACACCTTCGCTATCCCATACATTTAGAATGTAACGCTTCTTCGCAGTCCAGATACCACGATCAGCGATATTCTCACGCTTCATTTGCATCTTTTGCTGATACGCCGAAACGTAATCTGCCAGTTCCTGATAAGACTGTTCGATGAACGGTTCCAGTTTTTCCTGGCAAATCTTATCGAGAATAGAAACAATCGCTGCTTTATCGCCAGACTTGTTGCTGAAGAATTTAGTAACAAGAGGTCCAAGATTTAGATAGATGCTATCTGTGTCAGATGCGATGACATAATCTACATCATCAGTCTGCAAAAGATTATTTAGATACTCGTTCATTTTGTTCTCAATCCAGCGGATAGAGAGCTGACCAGAAAGAGTAATCGCTTCTGCGTTAGCAAGACGATAGTATCGGAAGTGTTCGTTACCGATGGCACCATAGGCAGAGTTGAGAGAGATCTTACGTGCCATCTGAATGTTATTACAGCGGGCGATCTCTTTCATCAATTCAACAGTAGGAGTTTTCTCATACTGCTTCTTTGCCTCAAGCATCTTCTTCTTGAAGATCACACGACCGTCATACATCTTCTTCATCATCTGAGGAAGAAAACCATGAACATCTTTGCGATACTGTGCGCCATTAGGACACACAGCAAACTCACCGTCGATCTCAATCTGTTTGTTCAGGAACCCTTCAACAGTCGCACTGGGATGGCGAGTTTCCCTGAGTGTCTCTGGGGAAATGTTGTATTGCATAATCAGGTGAGGATAAAGTGAGTTCAAATCAAAACTTACCACGTAATCATAAAACCCAGGAATCGGTTCTTTGACATAGGCACCTGCATACTTCTCAGTCTTAGTCGCTTCCTTCTTTGGCGGGATAGCAATCTTACGCTTCAAGAGTTCCACGTAAATATAGTTATCCCACATACGAACTTGACTAAACACATCTTCATAATTCACCTTGGCATCATACGCCATAGTGAATGCCAGTTCAATCAGTTTCATCTTGTCATCAAGTTGATCGACAAGGCGAACGTCATGGATGTTGTATTCAATAAACTTTTGCCAGTCGTTCTCGTAGAACTCTTTGAAGGTGTCAAACTCAGAGTGATCTAGCTTCTTGGCACCAAGTTCCACATTACAAATGTGATCAAGGCGATAACTCTCTTGGTTTGTATAAGTAAATTTCTTATACAGTTCCAGATAGTCTAGACAGGAGATGCCAAGAGTATCGATAGCAAACTGCTTACGACCTTTGATAAAGATCTCACGGCGAGATACCAGTTTCCATGGAGAAAGAAGTTTTGTGAATTTCTCTCCCAGAACACGATCAATACGATTGTGAATGTACGGCATATCGAATAGCTGTACATTCCAACCAGTAATTACATCAGGATAATTCTCCTGCCAATAATCCAGGAAGGCACCCAACATGCTTTCTTCTGATCGGAAATGCATGTAATCCACCATGGCATCTCTGTTATCAAATGCTCTCGCTCCGAACACAGTAATCCGACCAGAGAAACTATCTTTGATCGAGATTGCCAATATTTCCTGATCTGCAGTTTCGATATCAGGGAAACCGTTTTCGGCAGCGGTTTCAATATCGATTGTAAATACACGGATCTTGCTGCTGTCAAACTTCACCTCCTCTTCAGGATGTTCCTCAGCAATATACTGATAAAGAAAGCGAGTGTTACCGTAGATCTCAAAGTCATCAACTTCCTTATACTGCTTCACGAAATCCCGTGCCTCAGTAATGGAACCGAACTTATGAGGTTCTACACACTCGCCTTCAAGGGTGCGCCATTCAGAATAGTTCTTTGTGGGCATATACAGCGTAGGGTTGAAAGGAACCCTGACGCTGTAACGATTGCCATTTTCATAACCACGGACTAGCAAACGGTTGCCAGCTTGTTCAACGTTTGTGTAAAACTTCATTCAGACTTTGGCGGTTCTATTTTACAAAGGTAAGCAGCAAGTAACTTGGTGCTCGGGTTCACGATAGTGAAGATATCAGTAGATCTGACAACTGCTTCCCTGTCACCAGAGTGCGGAGGCCAGGGATATATCTCACCATCACATTTTACCAGATATGGATCGGTCAGGATACAATCAGGGTCACCTGGCAAAGTGTCCCCTGGTACTTCTGACACCTGAGCGATGATCCACTCATTCGCCAGCTTCAGCAGGTTCGCTGTTATTTCCATCAGTCACCTCAGGATAAAAAAGTTGTTCATCAGTAAATCCAAATTGCTTTAATTCACTTGCATAATTATCAACAATTCCATTATCTGGATAAACAACACTGATAATATGATCACCAGAAATTCTGTGTTCTTGAACTGGACTATATGGACACCATCTAGAATATTTAATTGGGATAGTTCCATCTCCATTAGTTTCACCAAGACTCAAGGAATATGGATAAATTAATCGGTATCCAACTACCCTCTCATCATCTTTAACTTCACCAAACAAGCAAAGAATTCTTTCTCCCGTGGTGATAGTTACTACTCTAATATTATGATTAGTTTTCAGTTGAGTCGCTTCTGTCATTTTCAATTTCTCTTTTTTGTGTAATTTTATTTTCGTATGCTTTCTGCAATCCTGGTTCAGGATTACTGATTGTCATTATAGAATCATATGGGATTTTGTATTGCCAATCAGAAGAATATGGATTCCACTTACTGAATCTAATTTGATATTCTGATCCAATTTGTTCTGTTAGATATTGCGGAGTTGTTCCATCTAAAGTAAGAACATAAGGTTCTTCCATAAGAAGACAAATTCCTTTTTTGTCTTCACCCTCTCCATCGAAGATTTCCTTAAGCTCAGCAATAACACGATCGCCAGTCTTTAAAGTAAGAATTGATACTGCCATAGTTATAGTGAGTTTGATACTAGTGTAACATCAAAAAGGGGCACCGTCAAGTGCCCCGACATGATATTTAGAACCATTTCTTTTTCTTCTGTTTCTCTGGTAGTTCTTTTACCAAGACGATTGTAAGTAGTCCATCCTTAAAATCTACGCTCTCAACTTCAACATCGTCTGACATTTGCCAGTTGCGATTGAAAGATCTCTTGGAAATTCCTTTATGAGCGTAGTCTCTCTTGTCTTCTCCAGTCTTTGTAGCTGCTACTGATAGAAGATGTCGTTCAGTTGTGACTTCAATTTCTTCAGAATTAAATCCTGCCAAAGCGACTTCAAGTATGGTTCTACCATCGTCTCCATTGACCACATTGTAAGGTGGGTAATTTGATCCACCTCCTGCAAGAGCTTCCAGTCTGCTGAATGTTTCATCAAAACCGATTGAATATGGTGTGTAAGTTTCCCAGTGAATTTTCATTGTCCTAAAAAGCGACGTTTACATGTGACCCGTTAGGCATCACACTAATAATTATACACATCCAATAAAAAATGGGGGTGCTGAAAACCCCCATAAACACTACGGTTTATTCTACCGCAGTCTTTTTCCTACCAATGTTGTACTTACTCTCTAGAATCCAGTCATTCTTTTCTTTGAATGAAAGAACTTTGATTTGATTTAGTGGAGCAAGATCAGCAATCTTTTCTACATTAACAATCGTAATCAATCCCCAGTCACTAAGAAGTTGAATAATTCTATTCCTACGCTGGACATCATTCAACGATAGGTTTGTGTTCTTACCATCAAGGGCAAACAGCTCCTTGAAATGAACGATATAATACTTACCCTGTTTATGTAAGATATGGCAAGACTGATAGATCTTCTTTTCCTTGCGCGATGCTACTCCAATTCTAGTCAGAGTTTCTCTCACTTTGAGAAAGTCATCTGGTTCATTTAGAACCACTTCAACCATATCAGTTTGCTTCCACTGGATTTCAGTTTCGACACTCATCTCTTTCCACCTTTATTCAATACCTTTGTAATATGATCTAACTGATCCTTAGTGAGGATCCTGAGCGCCTGGAGAGCTTTATCGTCATTATAACCATAATACTCTTTGACTACATCAAGATAATCAATAGAATCTTTTTTCGCCCAAGGAGAGAAACGCTTCCTCGGTTTGACACTATTTAGTAAAAAATCATATTGCATCTTCTTCGGGAGATGAGGGTTCTTGTTCATCTCATTTACAAAGAGGATAGTATCAGTAAAAGAAGAGAGGCACCTGTTAATAATGTAAGGAGGATACCCTCGCTCAGCATCAGTATCATCATCTAGAATATTCTTTTTGGATTGGTTGATCGAGTACAGGTAATCTTTCAGTTGGTATGTCATTCCAGTGCCTCACGACCCCCGCGATAATGAATAAATTAGTAGTGAAATAAGTGAAAAATATAATAGTCCGTATACAAGCAATGTAGTCTGCTTCTTGTTTAGCATTGGATGCTTTCTCTCCCAGTGCTTTGCACCATAATCTCCACATCAGAACTTAGCAGTAACACCAATAACTTTTGCTTTAGGGTTGCGAGCCAGAGCAGTCTCTCTCGCATCCTGATAATTTGCTGCTTCAACGGTCTCAGTAAAGACCTTGCCTGCAACATAGAGTTTGACTTCACACTTCATGGTTCGCCTACGATGGTGGTTAGGTAGTTGTGGAGGACGAGTTCCTTGCGGCTCGCTTGATCTGTATTATAGGACCCCACGCTCCTCATGGTGTAAGTGTGTGCAAATTCTCCAACTGTCCATAGCTTGAAGCGTTCCTTCACAAGGTTGCTGCTGTTGTACGAGATCAGTTGAGGACCAACGTGACGATCACAATCAGCAGCAAAAGTATCGTGATCAAATCCTTTATGCATTGATCCTTTACGCCCATAGAGGTTGTCCTTAATATCGTAAGGAGGATCAAGATAAGTAAATACTGCCTTATCATCGGTAAGGAGTTTCTCGTATGATTCATTAGTTATACGCCAATCACGAATCAACTCACCATACTCAGGAAGTTTCTCAATGCCATTCATGGAGAAGTTACTGACACTTGCCTGTGCTGAGAAGGAACTGGATTCTGTAAGACCAGAGAAAGAACACTTATTAACAACATAAAAGGAAACAGCTCGCTGGAAATTTTTAGTGTCTTCCACAGGTCGCCCCAGATATTCTTTCGCACTATCAAATAAAGTTCTTGCCAGCTCAGGATTTGGATATCTTTGTTTGAGATCAAAGAGTTCGTCTCTAAGTGCTTGTCCATGATCTTGCAACTCTCTCCAGAAGTTATAGAGGGGTTCGTAAAGATCATTCACCCAAATATCCAGAGCAGGATACCGCTTGGTTACTTCAAGTGCCATAGAACCACCACCCAAGAATGGCTCACGATATTCGTTGTAGTCTGCCAGGGAAGGGATATATTGGAAGAGTTTAGATACTGCTCTACTCTTTCCGCCTGGATAGCGAAGAGGTGTCTTCAGGGATTTGATAGTCTGGGCCATGATATTTCAGATACTCAAGGAAGGTCATTTTCATTTCTTTCTTCGTCATACCACAATGAGCAGCAGCAGAAGGTAAGTTCATTGTAGCACGAAACAACGCTTCATTTGCTTCTGCTACATTCTGGGGAGTTGTCTTATTCACTTGAATTCGCAACTCATCATAATTTCTGTGAGACATGCTAGGAGATTTACTTCTTGGTCGGGAACAATACTAATGTCACGCATATACTTTGCGATGATAAGAACTGCTTCAGGAATAGCAGCAGGTTTTAGAACCTCATACAAACTATCATAGATCTTACGCATCACCATACTGGGATCATTATCTAGGTGCTGAACTACCCAGTTCTTCACATTAGTAAACTCTTTCTTCTTCAGGGATGATAGTAGAGTATCAAGATTAACATCAGAAACGTCCACAAGGATAGCAGACGAAATAGAACCAGTAGCGGCGTACCGTTGGCATTCATTAATAAGGCGACGCCAATCGGGATAATAACGCTTAATAAGCTTAGCAAGAACTTTGTCTTCATACTCCACACATTCATGGGTGAGAATAGACTTCAAACGAGTAAAGAACTCACCCTGAAGTTGTACTGCTTGATCTGGTTTGATCCTGAAATCCACAACCGTACAACGAGAGTGGAGAGGTTCAATAATTTTATTGATGAAGTTACATGTGAAGATGAAGCGGCAGTTGCTGTGGAACTCCTCCACAGCGGTCCTGAGGGACAGTTGCACGTCGTTGGTGGTGTTGTCTGCCTCATCGATGATAACCACCTTGTGGGGCGCTCCAGAGGTCAGAGAGACGGTGCTAGCGAACTGGCGGATGCGGTTCCTCACCGTGTCCAGAAAACGCCCCTCATCGGACCCGTTGATGACGATGTAGGATGCCCCGATCTCTTCACACATCGCCTTGGCGATGGTGGTCTTCCCTACGCCAGCGGTGCCTGTAAGGAGCAGATTAGGGAGCTCTCCCTGATTGACAAAACCCTGGAACACTTTCTTAGTGCTTTCGGGGAGAATACAATCTTCAACTATACGTGGTCTATGCGATTCAACCCACAAAAAATCTTTACTCATTCTCACTCCAAGGGACGGACAAATTCATTACTAACAAGGGATCTCGCTTCAAGCTCACCCTTCATATATTCTACACCACGTTGAGGATCTGTGTGATCCCCGCAGGTGAAAATATCACATACTGCCATACTAAGTTCAGGCCACGTATGAATGCTGATGTGACTTTCAGCAAGCATCGCAATACAGGTCACACCTTGCGGATCAAACTTGTGTGATTTCAAGGCGAGCAAGGTGGACCTACATTCCCTGGCGGCACCAAACACTACATCTCTGATATACCCTTCATCATCAAGAAGTTCAGAGGGACATTCTTTTAGGGTAAACAGGATGTGTTTCATCAGGGTTCTAGCGCAATATAATAGGTCAAGTCGAGGTTTTGGTTAGTCCATTCCGAAATAAGGTGCTTAGATACTTTGACTGTGTAATCACCAGGGAGCAGACGAATGTTTTCAATTTTGACATCCAGAGAATACTCGCCAGTAAAGTCACCAGAAATGGATTGCTCGTAAGTATTGCTGGTATCATTCTCTTTGTCGCGAAGGATCAGTTTGATAGTGTCACCAGTAGTATCAAAAGTCAGATCGGGCAGACTGTAAACAGCAGAAGCTTTCTGTAGGGAAACAAGATCTTCACCAGAGAGATTGAATTGCAGATCAGCACCAGGAAACTTTACATTCTTTTCTGGCGCAGACTTGAGCGTAATCTCTGGGTCAGAAAAGTAATAACGAGCAGACTGCCTGCCGCCACGAATACTGACAAAACTTTCGTTATCAAACTCGAGCTGAGGATCGCTAAACAAAGAGATCCCAGAAAGAAACTGACTAAGATCGTAAATTGCGAAGTCCACTGGAAATACTTCCTCGCCAGCATACTTTGCGAGTATGTTCTCTGCATTGCTAATTGTGCGTACTGTGCTTCCTTTGCGGAATACGATGGAGGAATTGATGGTGGAAAAATTTTTGAGGACATCGAGGGTCTTTTTAGATAGGATAACTTTACTCATGGACGATGATACTCTTCACGGTTTGCGTTTTGATCGTTGAAATGAAGGAGAAGAACAGCGTAGTGCAGAACCTTCATAATGTCACGGCGGGCGGTGCCTTTCTTGTCGTAGCGAGAAGCATACTTCAGAATGTTACTGCGACAGAAAGGTTCTCCATCACCACATGCAGCAATCAGATCGAGAGTTTGGATACCATCTTCTCCAGAAGAATAGTGCTGACGGTAGGTATCCGTGATATAATCACGCAACTCTTGAATGATCGCGTCTTCATTATATTTGAAAGTCATTTCACTTGTTCCAGATCATTTGTATATTACTATGGTAGCATTCTTGAACGTTGCCGTCAAGATCTTTTACGAATAACTTAAGACCCTCGCCACCTAGAATCTTGACGGTCTTGCCGTTGTCAAGAACGGCAAGACTATTCACATAACCGTGAAATGTATCAGAACGGATCTGAGGCATTCTCTTCCTCCTTGGTTTCTACATCAGCATCAATCTTGTCATACAGTTCGATGAAAGATTGCTTGGTCTCATCATCAAAGCGATTGACGCAAACCTTGATCGCCTTCATGCGATCATTCCAGATAGCATAGGCACGGATGATATGAACCAGGCGGCGGGTGGAAATCACCTCATCGATGCCACCATCTTTGAAAGTCTTGCGGATAATATCAGCCCAGTTGGCAAGGTTCTCGCAGAACTTCTCATCGCTGCAACCGATAGACTCGGATGCTTTCTTGAGGATCTTGGTTTCTACAGTAGCAGAAGGATATTCCTGTTCGAAGGTGAGAGCAAAACGCTCAAGGAATGCTTCGTTCAGAACGTTAGTGCCGATGAAGCGTCCGTCATCAGACCCCTTACCCTTAGTGTTTGCGGTTGCAATCACGTTGAAACCAGGGGCAGGTTGGATGTAACGACCAGTCTTCTTCAGGAAGATACCCTTACCTTCAAGAATAGATTGCAGGCAGAGGATCTTGTTAGAAGCAAGATCCACCTCATCTAGAAGCAGCACAGCTCCACGCTCCAGAGCTTCGATGACAGGACCATTATGCCAAACAGTTTCGCCATTAACAAGACGGAAACCACCAATAAGATCATCTTCGTCGGTTTCAATCGTGATATTTACACGGATCAGCTCCTTATTTAGAGCAGCACATGCCTGTTCCACAGAGAAAGTTTTACCATTACCTGACATACCCGTGATGAAAACAGGGTAGAACAAGTTGGATTGAAGTACTTTCTTCACATCAGTAAAGTTCCCGAACGGGATGAAATTGCTGTCTTTGGTAGGAACAAGGTTGTAATGTTCCTTATCGGTAACACGAATAGCAGGAGCAGCAGCGGGTGCCTGATAGTTCTGTTCGAGACGCTCCTGAACGGTCAGGTTCCAAGTGCCGCGCTTGACATAGAAATCACGCAGGCGCTTCGTGGCAGTAGCATAGGTAATGTCGAAGACACCACAAGCATCCTGAACCATGGCAGCGTTGATATCGTTGCCGAAGTTCTTGGAGAGGTAGGAAGTCAGTTGCTCGGTAGTAACGTCGGACTTGCGGGGCATAGAGGTCATTTCGTTGATGTAAGTAGTATAGGGCAGGTTAGTCGGTTTGGCGTCAGACCCAGGACGGTTTGCGAACTGGCATACGGAGGTAGTTGGACGAGACCCAGGGCTTAGAAGCGATATACATTTTGTAAGCATCGAACGTAGAGATACTTGTGTCAAGTTTATATTCATCTGGCATAGCACGGGCAAAGGGTGTCACTTTATCCAACTTACCTTTGGGGAAAAGGTAGTATGCCTGGATCAAAGTATTCTCACAGGCATGTATTTTATTATATCGTAATTGGTATTCATCACACAAATTCAATCCCCACTTGATGAGCCAGTAGGCGTTATCCACGGTGTCTGCCGCCCACTTCGTACATGGGTGGTTGCGAAAGGCACCTTTCTCTGTCTTGTAGGGCGTCCCGTCTCCCTTTCCCAGAGTTCCGTAAGAATGATACCAAGGAGAAGCAACAATAGATAGCATTTGGCAGCATTCCAAAGGCATCTTGACGATATGTTTGTCGGGAAGGCAGATAGCACTTTCTGCGGGGAAAGGATGTGTGACAAAGATATTCATGCAACGTACTCCACAAATGAATTTAGCAGTTTCTTGTTGGTAGATTTGGAACCAAGCATCTTCTTGAATGCTTTGGTGATCTCGGTTTTCTTGGCACCTGACTCTACAGCAAAGTCTGCGGTCTCGTCAAGGGAGTTGTTACTGATGACATACAGAGCGGTGAATGCTTTAGGACCAGGAACAATAGCAGACTTTTCTTTCTTCCACTGTTTCTGCACCTTGTCATACTGTTTGATATCACCATAACTACTCACAAAACTAGTGAGACCGTTACCACCCATGATACGAAAACCGAGAACATTTACGTTAGGGTTGCGGTCACGCAGTTGCTGGATCAGAGTATTGGTGGTCTTGTCCCATCCATCAAAGTCAGTATAAACACGCCCAGTCTTACGATCACGCAGACAGCTGCCATAATCGATGCGACGGGGGCGAACATAATACTGATCCTTATAGTCGTTGTAAGACTGGCGACCATATGCAGACTGGCAAGCCTCACCATCAGTCAGGATGCAGACATTCACTTTCTGCAGATCATTCTTCTTCTGGAATTCGGGAAGAATATAGTTCAGCATAACGATACCTTCATTCAAAGGAGTGCCAGACAGACCGATACCAGAGGTGTTGGGATAACCACCATGGAAGACATAAATGTATGCTTCACGGAAAAGGTTGAGGCACATGCGTTCATAGTCCTTGGAGTTAGAACGCGATGAAATAAAGTTCATCAGATGGAACTGACCTTTGCCAAGATAAAAAGTGTTAGCTTTACATCCTGCATATTCAAAATACTCATCATCAGAATAGTAGCGAGACTTACCTTCCTTGGCACGGCGGACACAATCGTAATCGTTTGTGAAGGCATACACCTCAAACGGGATCTGAACTTTCTTGCAGAATGCAGTAAGGTTCAGGAGTTGTTTGACAGTTGCCAGGATCTCGCGCTGCATAGAGCCAGACCAATCAAGCAGAAACAACAAACCATGGTTCTTACCGTCAGGGAGAATAGTAATCTTCTTGAAGATATCGTCGTTGTATTTGTAAGTATGAAGTTTGCTGGTGTCAAGAACACCAGTCTTGGATTGACCTGCACGAGCATAAGCATCAGCAGACTTGCGACACTCAAACTCTTTCACAAGATAATTCACTTCCTTCTGGGAGTTCTTGCGAAACTCACGATACACACTATCTACATGATCGTATGCATCAGCGCGACCATAACCACCAGACTCAATAAAGAATTTGCGCTGTTCGTCAATCCAGTCATGAACTTCAGTCCAGTCAGCAACATAGTCTTCAAGAACTACGCTCTCAGGGATCTCAATATAAGTGGGATTATTGGAGTGGATGTTAGTGAATTTTTCAGCAGCACGATCGAATGCATCTTGAGTTTTAGAGCCCTCTTCGCCACCTTCATCACTCACATCTCCTTTGTCCCCACCTTCTTTTTGTTGGTTAGGTTTGGATGAACTAGGAGAACCACCGTTCTGGTTCTCTTCTCCCTCATCATCGTCAGTTTCATTTTCAAAATCACTCATACCTTGAGTGGAACCACCCCCACCTTGAGTGGTTTGTTGGGCGGGCAGATCTTCAGGTGCTTGTTCCTGCACCTTATCTTGCTTGCTGAAGTTATACACATCTACAGCAATCTGGCAGACTTCTTCGAAAGTCTCAGCATCATCTGTGCGAGTGACAAACACTTGCTCGTCATCAGCAAAAGGGATGAGAGCACTAGCACCAACCTTGAAGTGAAGGTTGAGACGATCGATCAAGCTATAAGTATTCAGATCATCACCACCAATACCAAAGAAATCTTGATCGTTGAGTTCTTTGTAACCACCAGCAAAAGACTTACGCAGACCAGGATACTTGCGCTTCATCAGTTTCTCGATACGCGCATCCTCAATAATATTCACGAAGTCTTTCGGGCACTTAGCAAAGTCGCGCCAGTCTTCATTAGGGGTGAAGATTGCGTGGGCGCTTTCGTGTGCGACTAGCATATCATACACGATCTTGGAAGCACGGTCCCAGTTGGGGAGGGTCAAAATACGACGTTCCACATCAAACATAGCTGTAGGAACTTTGCGGTGCTCTACGATAAGATTTTCTGTAGCAAGCAGACGGGCGAGGTTTCCACGAATTTCTTGGGATGACATGACTGGGCGCTTCGGTTGATACCAGTATTATATGGCATCCAGAAGCGCCCTCAAGGCGCTGTGTGCCAGTTTGCCAAGTGGGCGGGTCGACCTTTCACCCAACCTTCACCAGGGCACTCAGACGCCAATCTAGTGCTCTCTCCGTTGTTCCACCAGATGCGACCTTTCTTAGCGGCACTCATTTTCGCCCGTGCCTCTTAGGAAATCTTTACATTTCGTTTATAGTCTCCTGGATGACGGAAAAATTCTTTTCCTTCACCGCAGTAAGAGTTCTGTCAAATTTTCCATCCAAATTTTCACGGTGACTGATGACATATACATTTGAGTTTTCATCAAAGTTACGGAGGATCCAACTTAGATCCATGCCACCCTGCTGGTCAAGAGAACTATCAAAGATCTCATCAAGAATTAGAAGATTAGTATCCACGCTATTCTTGAGCTTAGCAATACTTCTCCAAGTAAGCAAAAGAGCAATATCAATTCTAGCCTTTTCGCCTTCACTAAAGCTATCATAGGAAAACACATCTCTGTAACGGGACTTGATAATCTCTTCAAAGTTCTCATCCAACGTGAAATTCACATAGAAGTCCATACGTTGGAGATACTGATTGATGAGTTGGTTCATCGCTGGGAGATAGGTTTTGATAATCCTGGTCTTGATCCCGTTGTCTTTCAACAACTGCGATGCAACTAATAGTGTATCACGATCCTTCTTGTTCTCTGCCTGGGTAGCACCCATATCTTTTTTATTCTTAACAAGTCCTTCAAGTTTGACGAACTCTGCTTTCTTGTCTGGGTTGCTACCTTCCAGTTCCTTTATCTCTTTTTCTATATCACCGATTCCTTTTCGTAAGGTAGTAATCTGATAATTCGCTTGAGTAATAGAAGCGTTGAGGCCAAGTACAATTTGCGATAGTCTTGAGAATTCATTTTCTCGCTCCTCCTCTTTTGAGATGGCATCCAACAGATCTTCAAGACCTACTTGTAGATTATTTAATTCACTTTCGCCTTCAGCAATCTTACTCTGTCTAAATTCTTCACTCAGGTCTTGAGTGCAGGTAGGGCATACATGATTGTCTGCAAAGAAAGAATGTTCTTTCTGACAAGATGAAAGTTTTGATTGGATTTTAAAGAGAAAAGTGTTTAACTTCTTCAACTTACCAGAGGAATTTGACAGGTCCTCCATATCTTTAGAATGTTTTTCGACTTCAGAAGTCAGACGCGCAATCTCTTGGTGTTGATTGTTTTCATCCTGTAACAATTCAGAGATCTTATTTTCTTTGCGAATGATCTCTTCCTTTGTCTTCTTCTCTAGTTCGAACATAAAGTTCTTTTGAAGATCGATCTTCTCTTCTAATAGATGAAGTTCGTAATCTATCTTCTTGATCTCCTCATTATTTTCCCTGACTTTATCCTTGAGAAGAATATTCATCGTAGAGAATACTTGAATGTCAAGAATGTCTTCGATGATCTCACGTCGTTGCGCTAGAGGCAGACGCATGAATGGCACAAACGTGGAGGATCCCAACACCACAATTTGTGTGAATGATTTGTAATTCATCTTGAGGACATTCACCTCAAAGTTCTTCTGCTGATCTACAGCAGATGCTTCCTGATTCCAGAGTTGTCCGTCACAATAGATTTCAAACTTATTGGGTTTGATGCCACGAACTACTTTGTATTCTTTGCGACCAATAGTAAATTCAATCTCGGTCAGACAATCCTTTTCGTTGATACTATTCACAAGCATGGGCTTGTTGATCTTACGAAATGGTTTGCCAAACAGAGAAAAGGTAAGGGCATCTAGAATAGTGCTCTTACCTGCTCCGTTGTTTCCAACAATCAAATTTGTTTTTGCTGACTGCAAATCAACTTCGCTGAAGACATTCCCAGTAGAGAGGAAGTTCTTCCAGCGGATCTTTTTAAAGATAATCATTCTAAATCATCAGGTGGGATCAAAAAATCGTCAGGGGTAATAATGGAGAACTTATGTCCTCGCTCTTGACATGCTCCTATTATAACATGGTCGTCAATCTCTACAATCTGCATGGGGGGATAATCTTCATCTTCCTCAAGCATCATCAGATATCTGTCAGCGTCGTCTTCTTCCTGGAAGATTGGAATAACTCTGTCTTCGTCTTGATCGAAGACAGAATATACGCCATCAGGATGATCTTCTAGGGTTACAATATACATGTTAGGCGACGTTGCAACTCTCAATATATAGAGACCTCATGAGTGCCTTAAGATCTGATTTATTGACGGACATTTCTACCTCATCAATATATTCGTTGAGAAGTGTAAGAGTATCTTTGGTTGATACTTCAATGTCGGCAGTATCTTCTTCGACTAAAGTTTCAACGATCTTGACATCATGGACGCCTACGTTGTAAAGACGATCAACCAGTGTTTCGAACATTTGGTAGTCTCGTTTTTCGCTAACGAGGATCTTGATGAACTTGTCTTTATAATCAGACACATCGAGTTGGTTGTAGTTGCCCATGGTGTCGTCATAGACGATCTTATCGAAGATCTCGAACGGGTTTTTGATATACTCAAGTTTATCACTTTCAGTATCGTAGATATGGAATCCACGAGGGTCCTTGTAATCATTCCAATACATCTGATAAGGGTTGCCAAGATACTGGACGTTTCCTTTTTTTGATTTGTGATGAAAATGTCCCGACCATACACGTTTGAAACGATGGAACAATCCAGCATCCATGCCGTGATCCATCTTCATACCAGGCGTAACTTCAAAACCATTCAGTTCAAGATGCCCACAACAAATATCTGCTTCGCTAGTTTCAAGTAGATTGAAGACATCATCACGGTTCTCTGTGTTGATCCAAGGCAACATGAGGAACTTTTTGCTACCTAGTTTAAGATGCTTTGGTGAAGCATAAACGTGGATGTTTGAATATTGTTCCAGTAAGAGTTCAGGTGAATTGATACGGTTGGTATTCTTGTAATAAGTGCAATGATTACCAAGAAGCATATGTACTTCATAGTCTTTTAGCCTGTCGAAGTAATTAGTTTTAACTCTACTAAAAGTATTAAAGTCCATAGACTTTCGGTTATCAAAAGTGTCACCCAAATCAATAATTGTGGTGACACCTTTTTTCTCAAGCGTAGGAAAGAATACTTCATCGTAGAACTTCTGAAAGAAATTCCAAAACGCTAGAGAACCTTTGCGTCCATCAAGATGACAATCCGTGATTAGTGCGATTTTCATAATTTACCTCCAACAGTTCCATCATATGATTCAGACGATTGGGAGTTTGCCCAATTGGTTGCTTTACCTTCCAAGTAGAATTTCGTTCCGTCCATGACAATTTGCCTCGTAAGTCCTGTGATGTATTCCTCGCCATTCTCACCATAGCTAGTCCACGTTCCAAACCGTTTCTGTTGAATTCGGAATTTTCCATAGGGTGTTTCAATCCATTCATAATCACTCATCGGTTCATTCTAGTTTCAATACTTTCTTTGATGCTACCCATGTCAGAATAAGAAGCGTTCATGCCAGACATTGTACCATCAAATGTGTCAGTGTGCATAACTTCGTCATAGCCTGAACGCTCTAGGATTTTTCCTTTGATTTCAAGTTGTTTCTTTTCTTTTTGTATGCGACGAAGAAATGCGTAGTAAATGATCTGAGTAAAATACGCAAAAGGGTTAGTGGATTTTTCTGGGTCAAAGTTATCAATATATTGTAAGCAGTTTTCAATTCCGTCGCAGATCATGTCCTCACGGAACATGTAATTGACAAAGTTTGGTTTGTAAGACAAGTGCGTAGCAATCTTTAAGAAACATTCTCCTAAGTAGTTTGTCACTCTAGGACGTGGTTTGCCTAATTCTTTGGAACGTTGAACTTTGTCACGATACTCCGTGATCGCAGCAAGGAAGTCCTTGTTATTGACGTAATTTTCTGTTTGCTTTTTTCTTGTCATTACTGCGAATGTCACGGTGTTCTCACATCATTTGTATCAAGTGTAGCATGGTAACGGTCATATGTAAAGGGGGGGGGGCTTGACACAACCTCAGAAACTTAGTAGAATAACTCTGTTAAGGGTTCAAGAGAAATAATAGCTTTTAGCTTTTCTTATAGATATCTTCTAAAGACTTTTTCACCTCTTTTATTGAACCCAGATATCCAGATCTTCTAGGTAATTTATCCCCTCTTCCTGCTAGAGTTTTTCCACTCTCTAATCGGTTGAGGGTTTTTTCATAAAAATCTACAATCTCACCTTCAATCTCTGTCATAGTCATGATGTGAGTTCTATCAACAACAAACATACTATCAAAGGTGGCAGAGATCCATTCTTTCAAGGCGAATCCTGTCACCTCCATGTTTCCTTTCTTTTGTTTAGCATTCTCAACTGCTAGCGGTCGATCTAACATTATCTTGTCTTCATCGGGAAGGTAGAAGACTTTAGCTACTACCTCTTCCCCAGATATTAATTTCAACGTTGCATAAAATTCTTCTTCCATATTTAATTTGCTCTAAGGTTTACTCTTATAACCTCATACTTGAAATTTTCTTCGTTGTAAATATTTACTCTTTCATTCAAATGGCGTAGTGTATAGTTCTGTCCGCCAATGTCATCAGCAATATCGTATAAGGTTGCGATGTCCTTTCCTTCACCTTTACGTAGGACTCTTCCGATGGACTGCAAGTTCCTAATGCGAGACTTGCTGGGTGAAGCGAATATAATATTGTGTAGTCTCTTGATGTTGATACCAGTTGAGAATGTGCCGTATGAAGCGATGATAACAGCGTTGTTTTCAGTCTCAGTAATTTGTCGGACTTGTTCTCTGTCTTCAACATCAGTACCACCATGAACGAAAAAGATTTTCCGCTCTGGATCTATGGTGCTATTTATCAAATCGAAAAGTGGTTCCCCGTGTTTCTCAACATAATTGAATAGCACCAGAGTGTTACCTTCTATGTCTTTGACTAGGTTTTTGATGAGATTGTTTCTGCCACGGTGTTGCACCAGATACTCAATTTCATCATGATATGTGTCAAAATACTGGGGAGCATGTTTACATAGCAGAACTTTTATCCTAAATTTACTTAAGTGCCCTTGACGAATTAGATCATCTGTTTTAGTTACGCGCTCACAGTCTCCAAATAAACCTTCTAATACCCACTTATGTGTTTTGCTACCGTCAAGGGTGCCCGTAAAACCAAATCTGTATTTTGCATTATGAAGCTTTGTCATAATGCCAGTGAGTGACTTAGACTTAAACAGGTGAGCCTCATCACCGATCACACAATCAATATCATCAAAATATCTCTTGGGAAATTTATAGATAGATTGCCAGGTAGAAATGATGATTGGTTTATCAGTATTCTTATCTTTACCAGAGTAAATCTTATGAACATGATCGTCAGCATTCCACCCATAATCATTAAAGTCATTGACCATCTGTTCTACCAGGGACGTAGTAGGGACGATGATGAGCGTCTTCTTGTTGGTAGCAGTATAGTATCTGACGAGGGAATAGATCATCAGAGATTTACCACTCCCCGTAGGAGAAAGTAGAAGTTTGCGGTTATTTTTTATCGCTTCATAGACCGCATTGTATTGATAGTCGCGTGGAGTAATTCCCGCTCTGGTGATCTTGTCCATAAAGGTTTTGATACCAGCAGGAGAAACAAAGTCATTTGTCTCTTCAACGTCTCCATACCAATCATTCTTTTCAAACTCAATTTGATATTGTTTTTCATCTGCCCATGTCTTAAGGTGTTCCATCAACCCACCATAAAGTTCGCCCGTACCAGGAGAGTACAGACGAATAGTTCCATCCCAGTATTTGTACCTGGGGTTCTTCTTTAGAAATTTTGCTTCGGGAACTTCAAACGTAAAATAATCCGAGAGCTCCATGTGCACATGGGGCTCAGCGGATTGGATGGTTACATAAACCTCATTCTTCTTTTTTACAGAGAGGATTGTCATTATTGTCCATTGATAAATTTCTCCCACTCAATGGCATGTCTTATGTGATGACTTCTATTTGAAATTTGTTTCATGACTTGATCTAGCCAGTACAACATCTGGTCTAGATATTTGATCTTTGCCTCAAGGTTGACGATATCTTCGTCTGCCTCTAGGTAAGTTTTCATTTTTTCAGAAGTCTTGATGCTAGATCCAAATGGTTTAGAGGCGTAAATTTTTGCGTCTGCTTCGCCTGAGTAATACTCACGTTTCTCTTTTACCAACTTGCGTATCTCAAACTCTAGAGAAGTTTTGATCTGAGAAATGTCAGTGTAGTGGTGTAAGTATTTATTATGTTGGAAAGGGATGTCTAAAGCGAGTTGTCCAAGATCTGTGGTATACTGTTTATTCTTGAATTGAAAATCAACTGCGCTATCTTCCGCCCATTCCTCTCTCAATTTATCAAATTTATTACGAAGCGTTTCAAAGTTCATAGAGGTTTCAGGTTTTTATCGCAAAGGAAGAACTGCTGATGCTTAAATGTTACATCCGCAGTAATGTATTCTACATCATTTATTGTAGCATCAAACTGTAAACTGGAGAGTGATACTGGAAAGATGTTTCTGAAGTCTACAATAAATGCTGGATTGTATTGTGAAGTTACAATATGAAGCTGAGCGTTTGTGTAAATATCTTTTTCTAAAGTCTTACGTTGCATCTGATCAGCATTACCATTATCACGTATCCATGAATAAATGCTGTTATAATTAATCAGATCTTCATCAACAATAAAGCGCACAGAAAAATCCCCGAAATCTACGCCACCACCAGGGATAATAGGTAAGTTCCTAAATCTTGTAGGAACCTCTGTTACTGGCATAGAAACATCGGGGATATTTGCTGTCTGGCAAAAGAAATCCGTACCTTCAAACTTTTCCATCTTGAGTAGATACCCAATTGGATTTAAAAAATTTCTGTTTTTAGGCTGCTCTTTATACCACTCAGCGGACATATCAACTTCCCAAGCTACCTATTATTTATCCTTGAGTAGTTCTTCTATTCTGCGGCGAGTGTCCTCTGACTTCTTCTGATCTCTTTCACAATGTCTATATCCACGATGACCTTTCATAATCATCGTGCCTTGATAAAACATTGTGGCAGCAAATACTAGTAGGAAAACTAATCCTATTATTTCAGGGTAATGTTTATCCATGGTAGAATAGGTGGAATAACGCCAATTAATCTCAACAATCCTTCAGCAAATAAAGCAAGGACAACCCAACCAACGCACATAGAAATAATGGAAGCATTCCGATTGTGCCTTCGTATAGCAGCATCAATCATCTCCTGACATTCTTTTTTTGTTACTAGTGTTTCTGGTTCTATCTCAGTCATTCTGTGTGACATCCTCGTTCTCCCAAAAATCAATCCAATCTTTTTCAGTTGCTTCTTCCCATTCTGGTTCATAAAGAGGACAAGGTTCTTCCATCAGAACAGTATTTTTCATTTTCAAAATCTCCTTGTAGAGTTTATCTAAATCCATTCATCTTCCTCCTCTTCGTCCCAAACAATATATGGACCATGCTGCATTCTTTCCAGTTCTTTTGTTTTAGAGGAAAAAATTGCAGTCTCACTCAACCATAGTGCCATCTTCATTACAATAAAGACCGCCGCTAACGGCGACAAACACAAGATTAGAATTAGGGAGGATTGATTCATGAATTGTATTCGTTTAGTAGATCTAGAATTTTATTGAGAGCATCATGAGCTCCGTCATGCCACTCTTCGCTTTTAGCATAATGTGTTCCGTTATAGAGTTCATTCTTCATTTTATAGACCCTTGCGAGTATGTCAACCTTACTCATTCTACCTCGTGGCATAACTTTACATAATACTATCATCTATTTACAAAAAAAGGGGGCCTGAAGGCCCCCTTGTGTGTTGATATGTGAATGGATCACATGAGATTCTTAACAAGTACTCTTCTGTAGTACTGGTTAACGTTAGCGGTGAGTTGCTCAGCGTCAGGAACGCCAGCAGATGCCTCAACAAATGGGTTCGATACCATGCCGTAACGTGTCTTGAAGCCAATCTTAGGCTGGAAGGTGTTAGGATCGATCGAACGTAGCATCTGGAGGGGAACATATGGGCAGTAGAATACGCCTGCGTCATATGGTGAGGTTCCCTTGTAACCAACAACGTAGAACTGGTTGCTGGAAACGTTTGCTGAATAAGGATCAACAAACACCTTGATGCGACCGTTCATGGTTCCTACTAGGAGGTTACCAGTGTCATCAACTTCACCGATGGAAGGACCACCAGCGCCACCTAGACCTGAGGAGTAGTCAAGGGTTCCAGACATAGCGAGAGCAGAAGCAACATCAGCAGAAGTGATGATGAAGTTGCCCTTACCTCTACGGGTCTGCTGAGCGATTGCGTTAGCGTCGCGCTCAACTTGGAACATTAGACCCTTGAACTTCTCAACCGACCAACGACCGTTTGAATCAACGTCGAGGTCAAAGATACCAGCGTTAGCAACGTTGTTCTGAGCACCAGGCTTAGCGATGGTATATACAGTACGAACGACTTCGCGGT